TTTAATTGGTATTTTATTAACATAAAATTTAATTAATTCTAAAAGAAATTTATTCATTAAATATAAAATATATTTTTTAAAAATAATTAAAATTTATAATTTTAATTATTCTACCACTTATATATATAATATTATAATATTTTAATAATTATTAAAATAAATAAAAAATGAATTAAAATATTTTATATAATTATTTTATATAAAATTTTGTTACATATGAAAATATAAATAAATATAAAGACATTGTATATAAAATGGATAATTTATGTAAAGATATAGAAAATATTAAATTAGAAGAAACCTCGTATAAATCAATTGATAATGAAATATATTCAATCATAAATAATGAATTGGAAGAACTCGGCGACTATTATTATATGTTTAAAAAAAATAGAGGAGAATTTTATTTTATGGCCGAATATAATCCTAAATTAGATATGTATTTACAGGATAAAGAATCATTCGAAAATTTAAAAAAATATTTATTTGAAGGTAGTAATGCTTTAAATATAGTTGTAAATAAAATATATGAAAAAAATCCACAAGAAATAATAAATGTTAATATAGTGAATTATTTATTAAATAATTATTATTCGAAATTTATATGTAATGATTCGTATTATTTTTAATTAAATATTGTCATATTTTTAAACATTTCAGCAATGTTCATATCTTTTATACCTTCATCTTTTTTATTAATTTTATTATTAAAAGTTTTATTTTTAATGATTTTATTCGTATTAGGGTCAATGTTATTATATTCAGTATCTATATTATTATCTGTTTCGGTATTATCGTCGTCGTCCGTATCATCATCTTTATTCTTAGAAGTGCATTTCAATTTATGATGAAAATATTTTTTTTCAATACCATAAATCCCTTTATCCATATTATATGGAACATCTACTATTTCATAACCTTTTTTCTTATAAACAGTAAATCTCTTTTTCGCCTGTCCTTCAAAAATTGAAAACTTATCAACAACATCAATAATTAGTGGTTGAATCCCTTCATGAACTACTCTACAAATCCTCCCCACGGATTGTATAATATCACTTTTGGGAGTTGATAAAACAAGACCATTTAAACTTGGTATATCAAGCCCCTCATTTGCCATGGGATATGTTCCCAATAATAATCTACAACTCTCATTCTCTTTTAATTTCTCTTTTTTCATTCCTCCTACATAATAACCGACTGATGTAAAACCGTTATCAATCGATAATTTATACATATCTTCTAAATGTTGTTTTCTATCGGATAATATAAGGAATTGTCTTTTTTCATTAAGACTCAATTCTTCAATAACTCGAGTCATTATTAATTTTGTTCTGGCTCTACAATCTGATATATTATTTAACATTGTGGGCATTTGAGCCTTACCCATATAATTTACGACTTCATGATTATAATTAGAATCAGTACTATCAATTAAATAACGAACTACTTTAACAACATTTTTTTCATCAGATTTAATAGAAAATATAATATCGCCAATATACCATTTTAGAACTTTAGTTAAACCGTCTTTACGATTCGGTGTCGCCGATAATCCAAGCATATATTTACTATTTACTTTCAAAAGAGCTTTTGAAAAAACGCGACTGGGAATACGATGGCATTCATCAATAATTACATGACCAATACTATTGAATGTATCTGACGGAAAATCTTTCATAGAAAGTGTTTGTAACATTCCTAATATAACATCATTACCTTCAATATCACACCGGTCTCCTTGAACAATACCGATTTTAGCATCTGGTAATGCAAAACGAATACGTTCAATCCATTGATTCATTAGAAATTCTTTATGAACTATAACAAGTGTTTTTTTTGATAATTGAGATATAAAGTAACAACCTAAAATTGTTTTACCAAATCCACATGGTAATGATAAAATCCCTCCACCATTTTCGTTGTAAGCCTGTATTGTTTTTTCAGCAGGTATTTTTTGTTCATTTTTTAAATTAAGATTAAATGTTACATTTATATCAGTTCCTTTGGGAAGAATATTATGTTCACTATTACCGAATTTTTCAATACCAAACTTTTTAGGAATATATAGATATTCTTTGCTTTCTAAAAATACTTTAAATGGTTCTTCTACATTCCCATAATCGCCCGGAAGATTAGGTTTAACAGTTAATTCAGCTTTAATGCTTTCTAATTCATTTGTTTGAAAATATTTTTTGTTTAATGCATATCCGCGTTTACCAATGTACGACTTTGAATTTTTTATAATATCAATTTTTGATAATTTTAAATCACTGCAACTCATTTCACAACAACTTATTTTTAGTTATTATATAACATTATCAAATTAACTATAAATCAAAATCATTTTATATTAATTTATTAAAAAAATATTAAATCTATTAAAGAATAATCATGATTACAAATCAGATGTTATAGAAATAAATTTTTGAAAAGTATATTTCCAAGCTTGATTTATAATAGATTTTTTATCATAATCTTTGCCATAATCGGTTTCGATAAAATAATTTGTATCAAAATTTATTAATAAATCACGACATATATTAGAAAAATAGTCAGAACTATCTTTCGGTAAAAGTGATGGAAGATTAGGTATTGATATAATATGGCATAAATCATTATATTTAAATAAAGGATTATCCCATGTAGTATTATTTTTATATAATCGAATTGGATTATTAGATGCAGTATTATCACAACTAATATCAATAATAAATATATTTTTATAAAATAATGAATTTTCATCAAAGAAAGTTTCCTTATAATTAGTGTCTAATAAAATACAATTATAAAAAATATCAAAATCTACAAATTTATTTTTATCAAAATTTTTGTCGATTACAGTATAAGGTAGTCCTATCATATCTAAAATATGTCTTACGCCAGTTCCACACCGCCCATTTGCCCCTATAATACCGATGGAAATATTTAATTTTTTAATAATATTAATATTCATAATATTATTTAAAGAAGATAACATGGAATCGATATTTAACCATGGTTTTAGATGGATGTCTAAATAATTATTTGAACAATTATTTGAAAAAGAATTATTATTACAATTATTTATTTCTGTCTTTATCTCTGTCTTTATTTCTGTCTTTATCTCTGTCTTTATTTCTGTCTTTATCTCTGTCTCTATCTCTAATATTTTAAAAAATATTCCTAAAAATCCACCTACAACGCCTGAATAAAAACCGAATGAAATTAATCGTTCATATTTTATACCATTAAATGTTGAAAAATATTCAAAATCAAAAATTATACTATTAGACTCTTTGAATGATTTTAAAATAAAATCAGAATTGTCCTGTTTTTTAAATGAATGTGAAAAATATAGATGTTTATGATTATTTAAATATTGATATTCATTATCAATACTTTTAATACCTATAATTAAAATATCTTTATCATTAAAGAATGGGTCATACCATTTTAAGGGGGTAATTATAGCACCTGATTTTTCATATTCTTCATCATTATAAATTCTTTTATTAGAGGATTGAACATATACAGTAAAACTATTATTATTTATTAAATATTTAACATCAATCGGAGTTAAAGGAGTTCTAAATTCAAATAAACTAATTTCATCACGAATAAATAAATTAGAAAAATTGTTTAAATATATTTCGTCAGTATTATTTTTATTAATAATATTAAAATAATTCGTCATAATAATATATTAATAATATATAAATTAAATAAAATTAAAAGTCTAATAATAATTTAGATGATTGAAAAACAAGATATACAACAAGATATACAACAAGATATACAACAAGATATACAACAAGATATACAACAAGATATACAAATTGGAAAGAATCATATATCAAAACATGAAAAATACAAAGATTATTATAAACCATCATGTATATATTGGGGTCTTGGAATAGAGAATGAAGTATATTTAGAATTTAATAAAAAGAAAAGAATAAATAAGAGAACATTTTTAAATAATCATGTAAAGGAGAGATATAGTATAGATTATTATTCTAATTATAAAAGTGAGTGTTTAATTAATGCATTTGAACATTTATCAAAATATATACCTGAAAATATGTATATACCACATTTATTAAATTCACATAGTTTTACAAAAACGGATATTAATAATGAACCAGAAATGTTATATCAGAAAATTCCCGAAATAAATCCAAAATTTAATGGTAAAACATTAATAAATGTATTAAAGGAATATGATGAATATTTTAATGATACATATGGGAATAAATGGATATTTGACGGGGATTCTATCGAATTTACAACAAATAATTTTTTTAATACTACCGTTGAAAAAGTTATAAAAGAATTAAAAAATTATAAATTCGAATTTATAGAAAAATTAAATGATGCATTTAATGAGTTGAATATTTTTAAAGAATATGGAAATGTAGATATAATGTCAAAGAATTATAATTTTGCAATATATCAAACAAATATGAATAATATTGCAATGTTTAATAATGGAACAATGCATTATAATATAACATTACCTACAGAATTAGATGATAGAGGAAATATTGTAGATAAAAATAAATTTATAAGAGACCATAAAAATGCAATAAAGATAATACAGTGGATGGAGCCGTTTATAATATCACTATATGGTTCACCCGATGTTTTTTCAAAAATGCCTAAATATAAAAATAGTCATTTATTTACACGAACATCACAACGATGTGCAATATCGAGATACATTGGAATAGGTATATATGATACGGACAATATGGAGGCGGGAAAAATATTGACATGTCCTTATTCAACACACCCATGTAATGATTTAGATTATTGGTGGTATACTAATTATTATAAGAATAATGGTTATAAAATGTTAGATGATATAGGGTATGATATAAATTTTAATAAACATTATAATCATGGAATAGAGATACGATTTTTTGACCATATAACGAATGAAACGAATTTATATGAATCATTAGAATTTATAGTATATTTAATGGACTATATATTGGATAGTAGTAATAAAGTGGAATTAGAAAATCCCATTAAAAATAAGATATGGAATAACATAGTATTAAATACAATTATATATGGTTCATCATATAATCTTAATGAGGATGAAATAGATGTATATAATAAAATCTTTAATATAAATATCAGAAGTACAACAATAGAGGATATATATTTTGAGATTTATTGGAATTTGATGTCGAAATATAATGTAATATATAATACATCAAATGTAATTAATAGAAGAGAAGATGAAATAAATATGCAAGAATTAAATATATATACGGATGAATATAATGATATGAATACGAATGAACATGATTTTACATCATACTATTTTAAACCAAAAGGTATATTTTCAGGATTAACATTAAAATCATGTAATAAAAAATTAGAATTGTTGAATCTAAACAATAATATAGTAAAAGAAATAATTAAGAATATAGAAACAATTAAAAATATTGAAATAATTAAATTACCACAATATTTATATGATAATGGTGATATAGAGAATGAAAATGACAATGATAATATAAATGATAAAACATGTTGTTGTAAAATGTTTTAATATGTTAAATAAAAAATTGATTTAAATATATAATTAATTACACGGAATTACATAAAATTATACTAAATTACATAATAATTATTTAATAAATTAAATATAAAATGTCAAATTCATCAATTAAATTTGAACAGATTATTATTAAAAATGATATTATAGGTAATATAATATCATATATGACGATTGATTCAATGAGAAATATGGTTATGTCAAGTAAAATTATATATGAATGTCGTGATGTAATTTCTATTATGAAAAGATTAATATTAAAAAAAGGATATATAATTAATAAATATATTAAAAGATATTGTAGAATAATAAAAAAAATTAAAAGTATTGAATCTAATAATGTAGAATTTCCCATTTTTGGACATGATATATTAAAAGCATTTTATTATTATAGATATTATCCTCAAATACATATTAAAGGATACTTTAACTGTGTAAAATCAAAATTACATTTTAATGACAATTTTTTTAAAGATAATAATTTATCAGATAATGACCCTAAAAGGAATGATTTATTTAATTTAATACGATTACTCCAATATGATGAAATAGCATATGTAGGATGGTAATAAGATTACATTTTATGTTTAAGAACTTATAAAAATGTCAATCTTATCAATCCATTCTTTAATTATATTTGAATCGTTCGTATAATCAATATTTGAATTTATAATCAAACATTCAAGAGAATTTTTAGATATCATCTCTTCATGATATAAATGACATTTTTTCAAATAATCAATTGAAATATTCTCTTCACCACCACGATTTCTAATAGAAATTCTTTGATGGCAAATTTCAGGTTCTGTTTTTAAATAAACTGTTTTTTGAATTTTAATTAAATCAATAAAATCATCAAACCATTTTAAATATATTTGATATTCAACTTCATTTAATTTACCATCATCATACAACATTTTGGCAAATACAAATCTATCAGTATTTAGACATCTTTCTGTAATAATTATGGCATCAGGATTTTCCTCAATACACTTTTTTAAAATACTCAAACGTGATATATAGGCCATAATTTGAAATGCAAAGGAGTATTTAACAGGATCTTCATAAAATTTCGTCAAAATATCTTTCCCTTCATTATCTTTTATTTTCATCCATTCATCTACTGGTTCTTGTAAAAAGATTATTTTTTTATCATTACAATTCATACATGATTTAAAATTAATACCCCATAAATTGTTTAATCCACATTCTATATCCGTATCTAAATGATGTTCAGTATTGTTTTCTAAATCAGTAATATAGTTTTTAAGATGTTTTAAAAGAGTTGATTTACCAGAACCAATGTTTCCTTCAATTGAAATAATTTGAGACATTATAATTGTTTTGTTTAAAATAGAATCTATAAGACGTTTAATTATAAATATTAATTTAGTTTTAAATATAATTTAAACAAACAATATTATAAAATAAATATAAATCATTTTTTTTTAATTTGTTAAAAAGAATAAATAAAAATCTTTAATAGATTAAACTGTATTATGATAAAATATTATACTATATATGGAGAGAGATGTTCTGGAACAAATTTTTTAGAATATGCCATAAAAGAAAATTTTAAATTAGAATATGTAACACATTATGGAGCAAAACATTTTTTTGGTTTTCATGTATTTAATAATAAAGAATTAGAAGATGAAACATTATTTATAGGAATTATACGAAATCCTATAACATGGATTGATAGTTTTTATAAAAAACCTCATCATATACCACTCAATAATAAAAATAATATAAATGCATTTTTAAAAAATCCATTTTATAGTTTATATGAAAATACAAATAATATTATTGAAGAAGATAAAAACATGTTATATATAAATCAAGATAAAATACCTATATATAAAAATATATTTGAATTAAGATATATTAAAAATAATTATTTAATAAATATTGTACCTAAACTTGTTAAAAATTATATTTTAATAAGATATGAGGATTTATTAAATTATTATGATACAGTATTAAATTTTTTATATAAAAAATTTGATTTAATAAAAATAGAACATATTAATCAAACTTTTAAAAGAATTGAATATTATAAAGGTAATAGAAATTATAAGTATGAAAGAAAAAATATAAATTTAAAATCTAAAATAATTAATTATATAAAAAAGAATGTAAATAAAGAACAAGAAAATAATTTGGGTTATAATATTTAATTAAACATGCACAATATATCAAAATAGAAATATATAATATTATAATATTATAATATAATAATATTATAATATAATAATATTATTATATAATACTATAATATATTATAATAATGAATATTATAAATTATATAATTAGGCAATTTATAAATAATAATAAATTTAATACAATATCTATAATAGTACTAAGTTTATTAATAAATTTCTTAAAAATTAATGTAATATCTTATATTGTAGCTAATATAATAGGTTCTATAAATAAAAAGAATGAGATTGTAACAAAACAATATTATGTATATTTTATAATAGTATCTTTATTTTATATTATAATTTACGGAATTTATAAAATAATACAGAATAATTTATTGTCTGTATTAAAGCAAGATATAAAAACGAATTTAGTTGAAATATTATTGAATAAAAATAATGAAAATATGTCAAATATTAATTTTTCCAAATTAAATACGCCTATTTTAAGAATATCGGCTTCAATATTTTATATATTTAATGAAATATTAACATTAATTATTCCAAATATAACTTTAATAATTATAATATCCATATATTTTTTTTATAAAAGTACTACTTTAGGAACAATATTTATAATTGGGAATTTAATAATATTAATATATATTATTTTATCATACCAAAATATTTCATATAAAAATAAAATATATGAAGAATCATTACATAAAAATGATTCATATATAGTTGAAATTTTAAATAATATAGATAAAATTATATTTAGAGGATATAATAATAATGAAATAGATAATTTAAAAAATTATTCAAATGAAACTATAAACGATTCATTAAAATTTTATTCAAGTGCTATATTTCACTCAATATTTTTAAATTTAATAATATTTTTAACAATATTTATATCAATATATTATTTAATAAAAATATTTTATAAGAATGAAATAACAACTACAGTATTTATAACATTTATAACAATGTTATTGTTATATAGAGATATTATATTAGTAACGATTCAAAGGGTGCCCGATATTATTGGGTTTGTAGGACGTAGTATACAAGTTATAAATATATATAAAACAGCAAATGTTACTGAAGTAAGTAATAAGGAGTATGATTTAATAAATCTTAAATATGATGAAATTCGGTTTGATAATGTAATATTTTCATATAATAATGATGGAAATATAAATGAGGAAAGCATAAATGAAGACAGAATAAATGAAGACATATATAAAGAACAAAAACATTTTAATAATAAATTAAATAATAATAAAATTCTCGATTGTTTTAATATAATAATAAATACAGAAAAACACAATAAAATTATTGGATTAACTGGTATATCTGGTTCTGGTAAAAGCACTGCAATGAAATTATTAATTAAAGCATATGATTATTATGAAGGTGATATTTATATAGATAATATTAATATTAGAAACGTTGATCCATTACAGATAAGGAAAGACATTATATATGTTAACCAAAATTCTAAATTATTTGATAAAACTGTTATAGATAATATTATATATGGTTGTAAAGATAATAAATGTGAATATCATATAAAAGAGATTATGAAATTGCCTAAATTAAAAGCATTGTTTGAAAATATATATATTAATAAAAAATGTGGATTAGGAGGTGAAAATCTTTCGGGTGGACAGAGACAAGTTATAAATATAATAAATGGACTAATAATACCATCTAAAATAGTTATTTTAGACGAACCAACAAATGCATTGGATAAAGATTTAAAAAAAGATGTAATAGAAATGATAGGATATTTTAAAAACCATAAAAAATGTATAATTGTTATAACTCATGATAAAGATGTATATGAAATATTTGATGAAAAGATAGAAATATAAATTTACCTCAAAATGATATAAAAGTATTTTATATAAATATAAATTAATATATTTGTAAAATGTTTTTATGTAAAAATAATATTTACAAAAATCATATTTACAAAAATCATATTTATAAAAATCAAATAAGAAATAATAGTTATGGATATTCATCATATCCTCCTCCTAAAAAACCTAATAATAAATCATATATAATAATTGCATTAGGAATATTTTATTTATATATAAATATAAAAAAATAAATTATTAAGGTTCAAATGCTTTAGTTATATTTTCATTTAATCTCTCATACCTGTTATTATCATTTTGAATAGATCTAATATATCCAATTTTGTATTGTTCTATTCCATTTTTAGCAATATATTCTAAAGCTCTCATGGTAAAACCCATTGAAGAACCACTATGTCCATCATTAAAATATTCGTTTACTGTATTACATAGGTTGATAATATCATTATTACGAGAAAAAATAATAGATTCTCCTTGAAAATTTCGTAATATATTCCAACCTCTCGAATCTTCAATAGCACTATATCCAGACTCAATCATATTTCTTGAATGCCTATCTCTAATCCAACTCCAATCAATTCTATTAGAAGGTGGCGGAGGTGGTAATAATTCTTCATTATACATTTTTAATAATTTTTACTTTGTATAAATTCGTATAACCATATAGTTTAATATAAGTATATATAACTAAATAAAAATATTATTCATTTTTTAATTTATTAATAATTTCATTATATAAAGGTGACCATTGTTCACACTCTTCAACTTCATTCGTAAATAAAATTGTATTATAACAATTTTCATTATTACCTTCAATAATAGATATTTCAAATGCTGTTTTTATCATAGCCATAAATTGGTCAGACCCTACTTTAAATGAAACTCCAAAAATATTATCTCTTGAATTTATCCAATACTTACACATTTCATTATTTTTATCTAAAATTTTTTTAATTTTATGTTTTATTGTATCAATGTCGAATTTAGTTTTTATGGAAGGGGATATTTTTGTAGATTTGTTTGTTAAATCATTTATATTTAGGTTATTATTAAAATTGTCTTGGTGCTGTTGCATATTCATATGCTGTTGCATATTCATTTGATGAAACATATTATAATATATTATATATAATAATATCTTTTTAAGTTATGTTTAATAAAAGAATTTATTCAAATTATGTAAATTAATAAATGTATCATTATAATCCCATACACTTAAAGAATAAGTATTTTCTAAGAACGATATATAATGTAATATATGATGATAACCATTACATTTATTATTATTGGAAATCATATTTTTCAAAGCTTCTAAATTATCAGGATAACCGAAGCCCATAACATTATTATAAACTTTCTTACGCATTTGCTCTAAATTTCTACAATGAAAATGAACTAAACAAATATTTGAAAGGATGTAATTATCTGTATGTATATGATTACCGTGGTCTATATTACCTCTATATAAATTTACTTTGAAAAATGATTTAGCTTGTTTACCATAATCAGAATATGTGCCCCATTTATTATCACGAGTTGCTTTTTCATAACCATTATTATCGGTGATTACGCTTTGAATATAATTCGCTTTATAAATACTTGACCGATTGCCTAAACTATAAATATGGTTATTAATAATATCTTTGTCGCATATAATATCTTTGTTACCATTTTCATAATATACTATAAATTCATCAATATCAAGTGGAAACGCAATATCATCGCCATGACAATTACCGTCAATAAGTTTTTTCATAAAAAATCCTTTTTCTGCATAGTTTGTTTCTCTAAAAATATGTATACCATTATTAAGAAATTCGTGCATGATTTCAAATGTTCCATCGGTTGACATATTATCAATAATAAATAAATTTTCATATCCAAAAAGATATCCATGATATAAAATCCAATCTCTTATTATATCAGATTCATCTTTTACCATAGTAAATAATCGAATCATTTTATATATTATATATTATTAAGTCATAGAAAAATAAAAAATTATAATTTATAAATTAATTATTTAATTCATAAATTTATATTAAACATAAGTATTTAATAATATGTTTAGTTTTTATTAAAATAATATAATCTATATATGTAA